AAATGAACAAGAATTATCATTAGATGACAAAGCTAAACTGTATTTTATGGGTTTAGTTAGAAAGGGTGAAATAGATACATTACCTGAAAATCCTAAAGCAGCTTACATTAAGATGGTGATAGATAAAGCCGACCCATCAACTATGCACGATGATCCAGGTGATATAAGAATAGATCATGACTATTATTTAGAAGAAAGTCATACAGATGAAAAAATAGCAGATCCTGGAGCAACTTTAGGCCCGGGCCCAAAAGCAGGTCCTGATGGAGTTACTGATAATGCATACACAAAACAATTTAAGTATAAATTAGTTCCCAAAAATAAAGATGGAACTTATGTACAAAAGGGCTCAGGAATGATAGTTAAAAAATTATTTTAATACGTATAACTATATGTTAGTAACTGAGCAAGAAGATAAACTTGAAAAATTTCAAGAAGACCGAATAAAAGCTTTTGACAAGATTGAAGAAAGATTAAAAAGCTTAATTAAGCCATTAAGACAGGCAAAAATTGAAACAATAAAATATTATAGGGATAAAGAACCTAAAAGTTATTCTGTAGTATATGGCACAGATTTAATTAACGATTATATAAACGATATAGAAACATTATTAAAATAAGATTGATATGAATAAGTCATCAGACCAAATTTTTGAGAACGTAAAAAACACCCTACTTAAGGAAGAATTAGGTGGTGTAGTTTCATTACAACCCTTAGTAAAATTAACATCAGAAGATTTCAACCCAAATAAACAAGCTTGGGAAAGTAAATTTGAAAACTTTTTAGCAGAAAACGGCTCATTAGAACCAATTGTAAATACTGAAATAAAGTATAATACAAAAGAGGGCGATGAAAAAATTAAAAGTAAAGATACAAAATTTGAAATGGACAATAAATTAGCGGGTTCATATAAAGTATCTAATGAAGTTGAAAATATTGCATCCCACAATTATGATTATTCACCTTCTGTGGATAATGTTAATAATGTAAATGCACAAGAAGTACTCACTGGTATCCAATGTGAGATTAATTATAATAAGGAATTAACTTTAGATGAAGCTAAAGAATTAGCAGTTAAAAATTTATCTAAAGATCCTTTACATTATGTAAAAGAAGGTCAGTTTGGTGTTAAAGGTTTAGGTTATTCTGAGGCAATGTTAAATACTAAGGAAAATGATGGTGAAACTTATGGTGGAAGTGGTTTTAGTGAAAAATTAAAAGATAGTGATAATGCTATGAAAGTAGTTAAGGAAGATAAAGAATGTTGTTCAAAAGAACAAATTAATGAAGTATTTGGACAAGTAGTAACAACAGGTAATCCAAATTCATTAGCAGCTATGTCAGGTGAGGTAATTAGAAACATGATGGCTGAAAAAGAAGAAAAAGATTTACCAATGGATGAAGCGGAAGATGAAGGAACTGCTGTATCATATTCTGATACTTATGCTACTATGGAAGCTGAAAAAAGACCTGATTATGCAGATGTAGATGGTGATGGAGATGAAAAAGAATCAATGGAAAAAGCTTTGAAAGATAAAAAGAAAAAACCTAAAAAAGAATCAATTGATTCTAAATTATCTGAAATAGGAAAAGCAGGTGATATTACAAAAATGGAAGCTCAATTAGAATTTTTAAATAATCATATCGATGAAAAAATTAATAGAGTAAGTTCAATATCTGAAGATGAAAATTTATCTGAATTAATTGATAAGAAAAAAATGAAAGACATGCAAAGAGAAATTAAGCTTTTAGAAAAAAGAAAAGGCAAGATGGAAAAAATGTATGAAAAAATGTGTGGTAAAAAATACAAAAGATCTGAAATGGTAGATGAAATGAATGATCAAAGCGTATTTGACTTTGCAAACCCAACAGGAGGAGAAACTCTTGATCCATACCCAAGAAAAGTAGGCCAGGCAACGGGTAAAAGTTATTTAAACAGACCATCAGGACCTGCTAAAAATCCTAAATAATGAGTAAAAAACTCTTAATAGAAACTCATACTATTAAGATTTCCCCTTCTCAATTAACTGAAAACGTTAATGCAGATAATGGAAATTTAATGGTAGAGGGTATTTTAGCTACGGCTGAAGTAAAAAATGGTAATGGTCGTTATTATTCAAAAGCTTTATGGAATAGAGAAATGGACAAATATAATGAACTTATTGAACAAAGACGTTCAATGGGGGAACTAGACCATCCAGAATCTACTGTTATAAATTTAAAAAATGTATCACATTTAATTACTGAGTATTTTTGGGATAAAGATAATGTAATTGGTAAAATAGAAGTATTACCAACTCCCTCAGGTAATATATTAAAAGAACTTATTAAGAATGGTATTACAGTAGGTGTATCATCTCGTGGTATGGGTTCTTTAGAGGATAAAGGTGGTGTAATGGAAGTACAAGATGACTTCGAATTATTATGTTGGGATTTTGTTTCAACACCCTCAAATCCAGGTTCTTATATGCATACCTTAAATGAAGGTAAAAATGCAGTTACATATGATTATACTAATGTAAATAAAGTAATACACGAAATCCTTTGTTCTAAAGGAAATTGTACTATTTTTTAATTTTTTCGAAATAAACATATACGTATAACCGTAATACACCATTTTTTATATGGTGTTAAATAAAAAAATATTTCCTATTACGATTCTTAATAATCGTATTTCACAAAAAAAATTTTGAGATTATGTCTAACAACAGAGATTTGTTAAAAGAAGCAATTGCTGATGCTAAAGCCGTTAAGGAAACAGCTATCGCAAATGCTAAACTCGCTCTTGAGGAAGCTTTCACTCCACATTTAAAATCAATGCTTTCAGCAAAATTAGAAGAAATGGACAAAGAAGACGTCGACGAAGGATACGGTAAAAAGTATGAAGAAGACGACGTTAAAGAAGAAATGGATTCTAAAGATGATATGAAAGAAGAGAAAGAAGATATGGATGAAGCTAAAGAAGAGCTTGATGAAATTAACCTTGATGAATTGTTAGCCGAACTTGATGAAGAAATGTCAGATTCCGAAAAAGAAAAAGTCGACAGAGAAGTTGATGCTGTCAGAGATGATTTAGACCAAATATCTAAACTAGCTAAAGATGCTGGTGAAGATGCTAAAGATATCAAAGACAAAATTGATGAAACTGAAGATAAAGAGGACGTCAAAGAAGATGCCAGAACAGATGCCGAAGAAGAAGGCTACAAAGATGGTATGAAGGACGAAAAGGAAGATATGGATGACGAAGATATCGATCTAGAAGATATGTCTGAAGATGACCTGAAAGGGTTTATCGAAGATGTTATTAAAGATATGGTATCAGATGGAACTATCGAAGCAGGCGGAGAATTCGAAGAGGAAGATATGGAAATGATGGATGTGGAAGATGTTGAAGATGTGGATGTTGATATAGAAATCGACGAAGCAAAAGACATGGACAAAGGCGAAAAAGGTGTTGGAAACGAGGATGGAGACAGAGATGACTCTAGAATTGAAAAAGAGACCGAAAAAATGAGATTCAAAGAAGCAATGGATGAAATCCAGGAGCTTAAAAAAGAATTGAATGAAGTAAACCTTTTAAATGCTAAACTACTTTACACAAACAAAATTTTCAAATCTAAAAATTTATCTGAAGGTAAAAAAGTCAAAGTGCTTAAGGCATTTGACAAAGCGTCTTCAGTAAAAGAAGCTAAAGTTATTTTTGAAACATTAAACGAAGGTTTAATATCAAAATCAGCAGTTAAGGCAAGACCACAAGGTAGTGCTTCTAAAGCTACTGGAACAATAACTGAAGCTAAAAAACAACCAATAATTGAATCAAACGATGTTTACAACAGAATGCGTAAACTAGCTGGTTTAATTTAAAAAAATCAATTAATAACCCTAAAAACAGAAAACAATGAGTTTAAATTCTCTTTTAGAAAGTGCAAACCCTTACCAATCACTACAGAGTGATGCTGCTAAATTAGCTGGTAAATGGGAAAAAACAGGTTTATTAGAAGGTTTAGGAGGTTCCCACAAAAATAATATGGGAATTATTCTTGAAAACCAAGCTAAACAACTTGTAGTTGAGCAAAGCTCAACAGGTGGAGGTGCGTCTTCTACTGGTACATTTCAGTCACAAACAGGTGTGAATGTAGGTGGTCAGTGGGCAGGTGTTGCTTTACCATTGGTACGTAAAGTTTTTGGACAGATAGCTGCCCAAGAATTCGTATCAGTACAACCAATGAACTTACCTTCAGGACTAGTGTTTTATCTAGATTTCCAATATGGAAGTGCTAAAACACCTTTCGGTGCTGGTGGTTCATTATATGGTAACAAAGATGCTAACAATAATCCATTTGGTAACACAAATGAAGGTGGATTATACGGTTCAGGTAGATTTGGTTACTCAATTCAAAATACTCAATCAAAAGTAACTTTAGTTGCGGGAGATTGGGCTACTGCGACTTGGGACCAATTAAACTTTAACAGTACATATTCAGCTTCTTCTGCAGCAAGTCATTTTTATGCTATTGCAGTACCAACTTCTTCATTAGCTTTTGCTGATGTACAAGGAGTTAAAGGATTTAACGTCTTTACTGGTTCATTAACAGCTGCTGTAATTACAGGATCTGATGGAACAGTACCAGGTGTTCAATTATCTGAATTTACTGCATATTCACAAGGTGGTGACATTACATTTGTTGCTACTAAATCGGCCTTTGCTACTAATGGTACTGGTTCAATTTGGGTGAATTACCAACTTCAACCAACTGATAAATTCAGAGGTGATTTCGAAGCTGGAAATGCAAAACCAAATTCTTACAATAACAGTGATGACTGTTGCCCAGAGCAAGTTATTCCAGAAATCAACATTCAGATGCAATCATCTGCAATCGTTGCTAAAACTAGAAAACTTAAAGCTGTATGGACTCCAGAATTTGCTCAAGATCTTAACGCTTACCACGCTCTAGATGCTGAAGCTGAATTAACTTCAATCTTAAGTGAGTATATTTCATTAGAAATAGACTTAGAAATCTTAAGTATGTTAATTGAGTCTGCTGCTGCTGGAACAGAAAACTGGTCAGCTGTAAACAACCAGTCAGTTACTGGAACTGGTGCTAACATAGCATTAGGAGATCTTGGATTTTATAATTCACAAGGACAATGGTTCCAAACATTAGGAACTAAAATCCAAAAACTAAGTAATATTATTCACCAGAAAACACTGAGAGGTGGAGCTAACTTTATGGTAGTTTCTCCAACAGTTGCAACTATTCTAGAATCAATTCCAGGATTTGCTGCTAATTCTGATGGTGATGCTGCTAAAATGACATATGCATTTGGTGTACAAAAAGTTGGTGCTCTAAATGACCGTCAGAAAGTTTACAAAAATCCTTATATGACTGCTAACCAAATCCTTTTAGGATATAGAGGTTCTCAGTTCTTAGAAAGTGGTGCTGTATTTGCTCCATATATTCCGTTAATCATGACTCCACTAGTATACGATCCAGATACGTTCGTACCTAGAAAAGGTCTATTAACTAGATATGCTAAGAAAATGGTAAGACCAGAATTTTATGGTTTAATCAACGTAGCAGGATTAAATACTTTATAGTAGTATTTACTTTTCTTAATAAAATAACCCGGCTTTTTGCCGGGTTTTTTTATCCTTATCTCCTTATATTTATATTTAATTTTATATGTATATTTACGTATTTACTCAATTTAATAATAATAGTAATATTACCCCCTGAAGATAATTATATTCCAAGAAAATACATAAAATATTTTTAATTAATATTTATAATTATAACAATTCATTTCATATTTATAATAAAAAAGAATTATGGCATTGTGTACTACAACAGGTTCATTAGATGTTTTTATACGTGAAAGCATAACTTTACCAAATGGCAATGAAGAAGTTGCTACAAATAATATAAAAATAGCTAATGTAAACCAATTAGTAAGAAGAATAGATACAATATCTGCAAATTGGGAGGGAACAGGAGTTGAAATTTTAAGATTTGTTGATAATGAAGCTTCTCAAGTAGCTGGTTCATTTGTAAGAGATACTGTTAAATATTTAAGATTTACCAATTTAGATTGTACTAATTACGTATCTATTTATTTAATCCAAGATAGCCCAGATGCTCAATCTCCTAATACAGGTAATGTGGGATCAGGAGATGAAGGTGTATTTAGGTTAGATGCAGGAAAATCAATGATGTTATCTAATGCTCAATTTGAAAGTAGTAATTATTATGATTATGTAGTAGATGGGTATGTTGATATACAGTATTATTCATCATTTTCATCGCTTTATAGTATAAAAGCAAAAGCAAATAACGCAGACGTTAGAATAGAGTATCTTGTAGGCTCTTCTTAATATTTATAATAAAATTAAATTAAATAAAAATGGCATTAACATTTAGAACAGGTTCCGGAGGGAAAGGATCAGCTTTAACAATAGACGAATTAGATAATAATTTTAGATTTTTTACTGGGTCACACGATGTATCTGGATCATTTACAGTTTCGGGTAGTGTAACAATAACAGGCTCTTTAGTTATAAGTGCTAGTGGTGATAGTTCAATTAGATGGGAAAATTTATCCACATCAGAACCTTTAGTAACTGGTTCACTTTGGATATCAGGTAGTGGGGATGGATCCGCAAGTGGTTCTGGATATTTAATGATATTTAACCCATAATAAAAAGTAAATAAAATAAAAATTTAAGGCCTCAATTTGAGGTCTTTTTTTTCATATTTATAATAAAACTAGATTCTTATGAATATTCCAATTTATGATGGTAATCCCTTATGGAATCCAAATGCCACTGCTTTTGGCTTTTACAATAATGATATTGAATTTCAAGTTGATTGTTTAAAAGTAGCTAAATTTATAACTACAAGATTAGGGTACCCATTAATGGATGTTGAACTCCAATCAGGTTCTATTTATACTGCATTCGAAGAAGCTATAACTACTTATGGAAATGAGTTATATGCTTATCTTATTAGAGAAAATATACTAGATCTTACAGGTTTACCATATGCTGAATTAGATTTAAGTGAAACAATTATTTCACCAAATTTTGAAACTATAGTTAGAATGTCAGAACAATATGGTGAAGAAGCAGGTGTAGGAGGAAACGTTACTTGGTATAAAGGAAGTATACCCTTAACTTCTAGCGTTCAGGATTATGATTTAAAAGTATGGGCAAAAGATCAGGGTATAACGGGTAGTATAGAAATAAAAAGAGTATTTTATCAAACACCCGTTCCAGCATCAGCTAGGTATTTAGATCCTTTTGATGGGTTTGGTTTTGGTGGTGTTGCTGCAGCAGGTTTAATGGGACTAGGTGGATTTGGAGGAGCAGGTGGTTATTTAATGATGCCACTTAATTATGATATGCAAGTTATTCAAGCTATTGAATTAAATGAAATGGTTAGATTATCTAATTACAGTTTTGAAATACATAACAATGTAATTAGAATATTCCCAATACCAGGACCTTACGAAGTAAGTGGAGTAGGTGAGGATGAAGAAGATAATGGTTTTCACTGTGGAAATTTATGGTTTGAGTATATTAAAAGAAATGATAGAATAAGTAGCAGTATTCAATGTGCAGAAGGTTTAATTAGTAATGTTTCAAATATTCCTTATCAAAACCCTACTTATGCATTAATTAACTCAGTAGGTAGACAATGGATTTTTGAATATACATTAGCATTATGTAAAGAAATTTTAGGGTATGTTAGGGGTAAATATAGTACAGTACCTATTCCTAATGCTGATATGACATTAAATCAAGCTGATCTTTTAGCAGCAGCAACTGCTGAAAAAACAGCTTTATTAGAAAGATTAAGAGCATATTTTGATGAAACTTCAAGAGCTAAATTGTTAGAAAGAAAAGTTTTAGAAGCAGATGCAGTACTAAAAGAATTAGATCAAGTACCACGTGTAATTTATATAGGATAATATGGCAATGTTCGCAAGACAGAGAGATGTTTCTCTGGTAAGACATTTAAATAGAGAAGTTATGGGTAATGTTATTACTCAACAATGTGCTATCTATCAATTTAAATTAGAAGAAACCAAAGTAAATATTTATGGAGAAGCTGCTGATGAAAAATTTTATAATGGTCCCTTTTTATTTAATGTTTTAATAAGTAGACAAGACCAACAATACCCTGAAAATGAAGAAGGTATACAATTTGAACAATCAATTGATTTTTATTTCTTAAGAGATGATCTAGTTGACGCAAACGTAGTACCAGATGTAGGAGATATAATTTTATATCAAGAGGGTTATTATGGAGTTCAAAGTACAGTTGGTAATCAATATTGGAGTGGTAAAAACCCAGATTATCCTAATAATAATTCAGATGGTACAGATAATCCGTTAAATCCAAATCTACAATTATTTGGAACAAATTTATCAATATTAGTATCAACATATTATATTTCAGCAGATAAACCTGCAATTTCACCTTATATAGAAAGATTTTAATGGCAAAGATTAGAAAACCTATACCAAAAACACAAAAAGAAATTAGTAGAGATTTACATTCTCCAACTGATGCACGATATGGTAATCCTAATATTACAGCACAAATTAATGAAAATGAAACAGGAATACCTTTTAATAGATCAGAAAAATTATCTTGGAAAGGTGATACAACAAAACCTTTTTCAATTGGTATTAAGGATATAGATGAAGCTGTATTTTTTTACTTTGAAAATGTTATTAAACCTTTTGTATACCAAAATGGAGAAAGAAGAGAAGTTCCGATAATTTATGGATCTCCTGAAAGATGGAAATCATATCAAAGAGATGGATATTATAGAGATAAAAAAGGATCAATAATGTTACCTATTATTGTTATTAAAAGAAATGTAATAACAAAAGATAGATCAGTATATAATAAACTTGATGCTAATGATCCTAATTTATATGCTAGTTTTCAAAGACCATATAATCCAAAAAATTTTTATAGCAATTTTGCAGCTATTAATAATAAAAAACCAGTAAAACAGATGTATGCTGTTGTTGTTCCTGATTTTGTAACTATAGAATATAGTTGTTTAATCCAAACTTATTATATGGAACAACTAAATAAAATAATAGAAGCTTGTGAATATGCTTCTGATGCTTATTGGGGTAATCCAGAAAGATTTAAATTTAGAGCTTTTATTGATTCCTTTACTACTGCAACAGAATTAACAACTGGTAGAGATAGATTAGTAAAAGGTAATTTTAATATTAGACTTAGGGGGTATATTGTACCAGATACAATACAAAAAGAAATGACATCATTAAACAAATATAACACTAAAGGCAAATTTATTGTTCAAATGGAAACAACAGCTAATGAAGAAATATTTGAAAGTAATGTAACAAAAACAAGAGATGGCAGAACTAGGCGCCAAAGGGAAGATAAAGGAAATTTATCTAATATTTCCGACGTGACGCGTGGTAGTGAATTAAAACAAAGTTAATATATGGCTAGTCAGAATAACGTAAGATTTGTAGATGCTTTAAAAGTTGGCGCTTATAATGTATTAGATGAAAGTGCTGGTTCAGATGGAAGCTCAGGGTCCTCTGGAACAAGTGGTTCTTCAGGATCTTCAGGTACTTCTGGAACATCTGGCGATTCAGGTAGTTCAGGCTCAAGTGGATCATCAGGTACATCCGGAACTTCTGGTATAGATGGTGCAGGCGGATCATCAGGTTCTTCAGGAACTAGTGGTTCTTCAGGTTCAAGTGGTACTTCAGGTACTTCTGGTTCTGATGGTGGCGGTGGTTCAAGTGGCTCTTCAGGAACTAGTGGTTCTTCTGGAACTTCTGGTATAGAAGGTTCATCAGGTTCTTCTGGAACAAGTGGTATTGATGGTACTTCTGGTAGTTCAGGTACAAGCGGGTCTTCAGGTTCATCAGGAACAAGTGGATCTTCAGGTTCAAGTGGTACTTCAGGTACTTCTGGTGATGATGGTGCAGATGGGTCTTCAGGTTCAAGTGGAACTTCGGGATCAAGTGGTTCAAGTGGAACTTCAGGTATAGATGGAACTTCAGGCTCTTCAGGAACAAGTGGTGTGGATGGTTCAAGTGGATCATCAGGAACAAGTGGTTCTAGTGGTACATCAGGTTCAAGTGGCTCTTCTGGTACAAGCGGTAGTTCTGGTTCAAGTGGCACATCCGGTTCAAGTGGCAGTTCAGGCACTTCTGGTATAGATGGTACAAGTGGTTCTTCAGGTACTTCTGGTACTTCAGGACAAGACGGTTCATTTGGTGGTGCTTCGTTTGATTATACTTTTGAAACAGATACTGATACATCAGATCCTGGTTCAGGAAAAGTAAAATTAAATAATTCTACTCAGCCTTCTGCAACAGCGGTATACATTAGTCAAACAGATGATGCTGGTAACAGTATAGAAGCATTCTTAGAAACAGTAAAAGCTTCAACAGGTGCCGTAAATGGTCACATAAGAATATCAGATAAATTTAATACAAATGATTTTGTTTTATTTGCAATTACAGATTTAACAGATAATGGGGATTGGTGGACATTAGCAGTAAGTAATGAAGCTTCAGGTGGAAGTGCATTTACTGATGGAGAAGATGTAATTTGTTCTTTTGTTGTAACAGGTGATTCTGGTTCAAGTGGATCTTCAGGTACTTCAGGTATAGACGGAACTTCTGGTTCAAGTGGAACATCAGGTATAGATGGTACAAGTGGCTCTTCTGGTACTTCAGGTGTAGATGGTTCAAGCGGATCATCAGGAACATCAGGTGATAGTGGTTCAAGTGGTTCATCTGGAACAAGTGGTAGTTCCGGTTCAAGTGGAACTTCAGGTATAGATGGAACTTCAGGATCTTCAGGAACAAGTGGAATAGACGGTACAAGTGGTTCATCAGGAACAAGTGGTATAGATGGAACTAGTGGTTCTTCAGGTACTTCAGGTACGAGTGGAGATTCAGGTTCTAGTGGTTCTTCTGGAACAAGTGGTAGCTCAGGTTCTTCAGGAACAAGTGGTATAGATGGAGCAGCAGGCTCAAGTGGTTCTTCAGGGACAAGTGGTATAGACGGTACAAGTGGCTCTTCTGGTACTTCTGGTATAGATGGTGCAGATGGTTCTTCTGGTTCAAGTGGTACTTCGGGTACCAGCGGAGATGATGGTTCAAGTGGAAGTTCTGGAACAAGTGGTTCTTCAGGTTCATCTGGAACTTCTGGTATAGATGGAGCAGCAGGCTCAAGTGGTAGCTCTGGAACTAGTGGAATAGATGGTACAAGTGGATCATCGGGAACAAGTGGTACAGATGGAGCAGGAGGTTCAAGTGGCTCTTCAGGAACTAGTGGTTCTTCAGGAACTTCAGGTTCAAGTGGAAGTTCTGGAACATCAGGTATAGATGGTTCAAGTGGATCATCAGGCACAAGTGGAAGTTCAGGAACAAGTGGCTCTTCAGGTTCTTCAGGAACTTCAGGAGTAGATGGAAATGATGGTTCAAGTGGATCTTCAGGTACTTCTGGTGATTCAGGCTCAAGTGGTAGTTCAGGTACTAGTGGCTCTTCAGGTTCAAGTGGAACTTCTGGTACAAGTGGTATAGACGGAACTTCTGGTTCATCTGGTACAAGTGGTATAGATGGAACTTCTGGTTCAAGCGGTACTTCTGGTATAGATGGAGCAGCAGGGTCTAGTGGCTCTTCAGGAACTTCAGGTGATGATGGTGCAGATGGTTCTTCTGGTTCTTCTGGAACAAGTGGTTCTTCAGGAACAAGTGGTTCTTCAGGGTCTTCAGGTACATCAGGTTCAAGTGGAAGCTCAGGTACTAGTGGAGATGAGGGTGCATCAGGTTCAAGTGGAAGTTCTGGTACATCAGGTATAGATGGAACTTCAGGTTCATCAGGAACTTCAGGAATAGATGGTGCAGCTGGTTCAAGTGGCTCATCAGGAACAAGTGGAACTTCTGGTGTAGATGGTTCAAGTGGGAGTTCTGGTACTAGTGGTTCAAGTGGATCTTCAGGTACTTCTGGTGATTCAGGCTCAAGTGGTAGTTCAGGTACAAGTGGTATAGATGGTACAAGCGGATCTTCAGGTACAAGTGGTACAGATGGATCAAGTGGTTCATCTGGAACAAGCGGATCTAGTGGTACATCAGGACAAGATGGTTCATTTGGAGGTGCAACATTTGATTATACTTTTGATATAGATACAACAACTTCAGATCCAGGTAGTGGAGATGTTAAAGTAAATAATTCGGATCAAAATACAGCAACTGCTGTTTATATAAGTCAAGAAGATGATGCTGGTAATAGTATAGAAGCATTTTTAGAAACAGTAAAAGCTTCAACAGGTGCTGTAAATGGTCACATAAGAATATCAAATAAATTTGATACAACTCAATTTATTCTTTGGGCAATTACAAATTTAACAGATAATGGAGCATGGTGGACATTAGCAGTTACACCTGAAGCAAGTTCAGCAACTTCACCTTTCACAAATGGAGAAGATGTACTTTGTTCATTTGTTGTAACAGGTGATTCTGGTTCTTCTGGTTCATCAGGAACAAGTGGTACATCGGGTTCAAGTGGAACTTCAGGTTCTAGTGGTTCATCTGGAACAAGTGGTTCATCAGGTACAAGTGGTGATGATGGAGCAGACGGTTCAAGCGGTTCTTCAGGAACAAGCGGTTCCTCAGGTTCATCAGGAACAAGTGGTGATTCTGGTTCAAGTGGCTCTTCAGGTACAAGTGGTATAGATGGAGCAGCAGGGTCAAGTGGGTCTTCAGGAACAAGTGGTATAGATGGTACAAGTGGTTCATCAGGTACTTCAGGTATAGACGGAGCAGCAGGATCAAGTGGTTCTTCTGGAACTTCAGGTGATGATGGAGCCGATGGTTCAAGTGGAAGTTCTGGAACAAGTGGTGATTCTGGCTCAAGTGGTTCATCTGGAACAAGTGGCTCAAGTGGTTCTTCTGGAACTTCAGGTGATGATGGAACAGATGGTTCAAGCGGATCTTCAGGTACTTCAGGTATAGATGGTACAAGTGGTTCTTCAGGTACTTCAGGTATAGATGGTACTAGTGGTTCATCAGGTACTTCAGGTATAGATGGTGCAGATGGTTCAAGCGGTAGTTCAGGAACTAGTGGTTCATCTGGTTCTAGTGGAACTTCAGGAATAGATGGTGCAGCAGGTTCTTCTGGTTCATCAGGAACAAGTGGAACTTCTGGTGTAGACGGTTCAAGCGGTTCTTCAGGAACAAGCGGTTCTTCAGGTTCATCAGGAACAAGTGGTATTGATGGAGCAGCAGGCTCAAGTGGTTCATCTGGTACATCTGGTATAGATGGAACTTCAGGTTCATCAGGTACAAGTGGAATAGATGGTACAAGTGGTTCATCAGGAACAAGTGGAACTTCGGGTGTAGATGGTTCAAGTGGTTCTTCTGGAACTTCAGGTTCTAGTGGTTCTTCAGGAACAAGTGGAACAAGTGGTGATTCAGGTTCAAGTGGATCATCAGGTACAAGTGGTACTTCAGGTGATGATGGTTCTTCAGGTTCATCTGGAACAAGTGGAGACTCAGGTTCAAGTGGTTCTTCAGGAACAAGTGGATCTTCAGGTTCGTCTGGTACCTCAGGCTCAAGTGGATCATCGGGTACTTCAGGAATAGATGGAACATCAGGATCTTCAGGTACAAGTGGTATAGATGGAACTTCTGGTTCAAGTGGTACATCAGGTTCAAGTGGAACTTCAGGTTCAAGTGGGTCATCAGGAACAAGTGGTACAAGTGGTTCATCAGGAACTTCAGGTGTAGATGGTGCAGATGGTTCGAGTGGAAGTTCAGGAACATCAGGATCAAGTGGTAGTTCAGGTACAAGTGGGTCTTCAGGACAAGATGGTTCATTTGGTGGTGCTTCGTTTGATTATACTTTTAAAACAGATACTAATACAAGTGAAAATCCAGGAACAGGTAATATTAGATTAAATAATTCTACTCAACCTTCTGCAACAGTATTATCTATAAGTCAAGATGATGATGATGGAAATAGCATTGAATCTTTCCTTCAAACTGTAGAGGCTTCAAATTCAATACCAAAAGGTCATGTAAGATTATTTGATAAAGATGATGCAAGTGATTTTATTGTTTTTGCTATTAATAATCTTGTAGATCAAGGTGATTATTGGACCTTAACAGTTGCAAGTGAAGTACAAGGTGGTAATGCATTAACAGATGGTGAAGATATTGTAGCATCCTTTGTTGTAACAGGAGATAGTGGTTCATCAGGTTCTTCAGGAACAAGTGGCTCTTCAGGAACAAGTGGTTCTTCAGGTTCTTCAGGAACTTCAGGAATAGATGGAGCAGCAGGCTCAAGCGGTAGTTCAGGTACAAGTGGTACTTCGGGAACATCAGGTGATAGTGGCTCAAGTGGTTCATCAGGAACAAGTGGTTCTTCTGGTTCTTCAGGAACTTCAGGTACAAGTGGAATAGATGGTACAAGTGGCTCTTCAGGTACAAGTGGTACTTCAGGTGATGATGGAGCAGACGGTTCAAGTGGCTCTTCAGGAACAAGTGGTTCATCAGGAACAAGTGGTAGTTCAGGTTCATCAGGAACTTCAGGCTCAAGTGGATCATCTGGTACAAGTGGTATAGATGGTACAAGTGGTTCATCTGGTACCTCAGGAACATCAGGTGATAGTGGCTCAAGTGGTTCTTCAGGAACAAGTGGCTCTTCAGGATCATCAGGAACAAGTGGGATAGATGGTACAAGCGGAAGCTCAGGTACAAGTGGTACTTCAGGTGATGATGGAGCAGATGGTTCAAGCGGTTCTTCAGGAACAAGTGGTAGTTCAGGTTCTTCAGGAACAAGCGGTTCTTCAGGAACAAGTGGTAGTTCAGGTTCATCAGGAACTTCTGGTGTAGATGGTTCAAGCGGATCATCAGGTACAAGTGGTGATGATGGAGCAGACGGTTCAAGCGGTTCTTCAGGAACAAGCGGTTCTTCAGGTTCATCTGGAACTTCAGGAATAGATGGTGCAGCTGGTTCAAGCGGAAGTTCAGGAACAAGTGGAACTTCTGGTGTAGATGGTTCAAGCGGATCATCAGGTACAAGCGGATCTTCAGGTTCATCTGGTACAAGCGGATCTTCAGGTTCATCTGGTACTTCTGGTTCAAGTGGAAGTTCAGGAACAAGTGGTATAGATGGAGCAGCAGGTTCAAGTGGTTCTTCTGGAACTTCAGGAACATCCGGTGATAGTGGTTCAAGCGGATCATCAGGTACAAGCGGATCCTCAGGTTCATCAGGTACAAGCGGAACTTCTGGTGTAGATGGTTCAAGTGGTTCTTCAGGTACAAGCGGTTCAAGTGGTTCTTCTGGAACTTCAGGAACAAGTGGTGATTCTGGTTCAAGTGGTTCTTCAGGAACAAGTGGCTCATCAGGTTCATCAGGTACAAGTGGTGATGATGGAGCAGACGGTTCAAGTGGCTCTTCAGGAACTTCAGGCTCATCAGGAACAAGTGGCTCATCAGGTTCATCAGGTACAAGTGGTTCATCTGGTACAAGCGGATCTTCAGGTTCATCTGGTACATCAGGACAAGATGGTTCATTTGGGGGTGCAACATTTGATTATACTTTTGATACAAATACAGCTACATCCGATCCAGGATCTGGTGATGTAAAACTAAATAAATCATCAGCACAAGGTCAAAATACAGCAACTGCTGTTTATATTAGTCAAACTGATGATAATGGTAATAGTTTAGAATCATTTTTAGAAACAATAGATAGTTCGACCTCAGCTATAAAAGGTCACATAAGAATATCAAATAAGTTTGATACAACTCAATTTATTTTATTTGCTATTGATGAATTAGCTGATAATGGGGCATGGTGGACATTAACTGTTATACCTGAAGCTTCTTCAGCTGCATCTCCATTCACAAACGGAGAAGATGTACTTTGTTCATTTGTTGTAACAGGTGATTCTGGTACAAGTGGTAGTTCAGGTACTAGTGGCTCTTCAGGTTCATCAGGAACAAGTGGTTCTTCAGGTTCAAGTGGTACTTCAGGTACTTCAGGTGAACAAGGAGCAGGAGGTTCAAGTGGCTCTTCAGGAACAAGTGGTTCATCAGGAACTAGTGGTTCAAGTGGTTCATCAGGAACTTCTGGATCAAGCGGATCATCAGGTACAAGTGGTATAGATGGTGCAGCAGGTTCTTCTGGTTCAAGTGGTACATCTGGTACAAGTGGTAGTTCAGGAACAAGTGGTTCTTCAGGAACAAGTGGTTCTTCAGGTTCATCTGGTACTTCAGGTTCAAGTGGTAGCTCAGGAACTTCAGGTATAGATGGAGCAGGAGGTTCAAGTGGTTCTTCTGGAACTTCAGGAACATCTGGTAATAGTGGTTCAAGTGGATCTTCGGGAACAAGTGGCTCATCAGGTTCTTCAGGAACAAGTGGTAGCTCAGGTTCATCAGGTACAAGTGGTGATGATGGAGCAGATGGTTCAAGTGGTAGTTCAGGAACAAGTGGTTCTTCAGGAACAAGTGGTTCTTCAGGTTCTTCAGGAACTTCAGGCTCAAGTGGATCTTCAGGTACTTCTGGTGATTCAGGCTCAAGTGGTAGTTCAGGTATAAGTGGTTCAGATGGTTCAAGTGGTAGTTCAGGTATAAGTGGTTCAGATGGTTCAAGTGGATCATCAGGAACTTCGGGTTCATCAGGAACTTCTGGTTCATCAGGAACAAGTGGTAGTTCAGGTATAAGTGGTACAGATGGTTCAAGTGGTTCTTCTGGTAATAGTGGCTCATCAGGTTCTTCTGGAACAAGTGGTAGCTCAGGCGTAAGTGGTTCAGATGGTTCAAGTGGTTCATCAGGTATAAGTGGTTCAGATGGTTCAAGTGGTAGTTCAGGTATAAGTGGTTCAGATGGTTCAAGTGGTTCATCAGGTGTAAGTGGTGGAGATGGTTCACCAGGTTCAAGTGGTTCATCAGGTGTGTCAGGTGCAAATGGTTCAAGTGGCTCATCAGGTGTAAGTGGTGGAGATGGTGCACCGGGTTCAAGTGGTAGTTCAGGTATAAGTGGTAATAATGGTTCAAGTGGTTCATCAGGTGTAAGTGGTGGAGATGGTTCACCAGGTTCAAGTGGTAGTTCAGGTACTAGTGGTTCTTCTGGAACAAGTGGTTCTTCAGGTACTTCAGGTACAGCAACAATAACAGGTAGTACATCTAATGGAGTTGTAGTATATGGAGGTAGTGGAGCAAGTTTAACCGTGTCGCAGTTTATTACAGTAAATGCCCAAGGACTTAGTGGGAATTTGCTGACACTTAATAATCATTCGGCAATTGAATTAGATGGTTCTTTAACCTCATTAGGATCACTGTCTGGTATTATTACTAAAATAGGATCAGCAAGTGTAACAACCACAAAAGTTGTTTATTGGACCTCTGGCGGAGATTGGGCTAAAACAGGAGCTAACACAGAATCAACATCTAAAGGATTATTAGGATATAATGCCAGCAATTCTTCAGCTACATCCAGTGGTATTGTATTAATAGGATTTGTTAAACAATCATCACATGGGTTTACTGTTGGAGCACCACTTTATTTAAGTGCTAGTGCTGGAACAGGAAACATGTCAAATACAGCTCCAAGTAGTACAGGTAATGTAGTAAGAGTTGTGGGGTATGCAGTTGATTCAAACACAATTTGGTTTAACCCAGATCCAACTTATATAGTAATAGCTTAAATTATGCCAAATCTTACAGCCGTACGATATTCAAGAGCCGTTGGAACACTAGCATCAAATTCTTTTACAACAGCAAGAGAATCTGATTCAAATAGTTTTAATGATTCTTCAACTTCATCTAACTTACAATCAATACAGTTTTTTAGAGACTCAGGAAAAGGAAACTCAAATTATAGATTTTATAGATTTTTTGCAGTATTTGATTTTAGTAGTTACGTTGGATATACAATAACAAATTTAAAATTTAATTATAGATCAACTACTTCTACAGCTGTTTCAGGATTAGGTACTGGTTTAGGTGCAACCATATTCGAATTTAATGGAATGGGAAGTGGTCCATCCTTTTCACAATATTCTAATTCAGAATTTTTTGATGACATTGATTTTACTGAAAATTATTCTCCTGATTCGGGTACAGTTGAACAATGGACAGATGCAAATTCATCTGCTACTTTAGATTTAAACTCTACCGCTACTGCAGCAGCATCGTCGACAGGAGAATTAAAAATAGCAATTGTACAATATCCAAATGATGCTACTGATACTGATCAAGGAGATGATGTATATTATAGATATTATCTAAATTTTAATACTCCATCTAGTGGTTTTGTTCCTTTTATGTCTTTTGATGCTGTAGCTCCGGGTTATGGTAATGAAATTGTTGATGTAAGTAGTGCTAATATTGGTGAGGTTGTTGATGTAGCAACAGGAAATATATCTACGGTAGTTGGTGTATAGTAAAAAATAATAAATAATTGGGATAGTTTAAATTTTTATTGTATATTAGTAAATAAAATAAGTTATAAACAATATGGGAAAACCCAAAATATATGCACATAGTTGTTATATAGGTCATACAGGTTACAATAACCATACACGAGATTTTTTTAGAGAATTATCTAAATCCTTTGAAATTAAAGTAAGGAACTTTACAGTACCTACTTATTGGAATGGTTATAACTTAGAACCTTTTAATGAGGAAGATTATTTAACTAATCTTGATAAAAAACTTTTAGTTTCACAAGCTTTATTTGGTAAGGAACAATTTTTAGTAGATAAAGATTTATATACTAATTATCCAAATAATTTTAACCATGATCTTAATATAGTTTTAGCTGAATGTAATCATCACTTTTTTTACCAAAATTATAATGGCCCAAAAATAGGATATACAGTTTGGGAAACTACTAGATTACCAGAACAATTTTTTAATAGTTTAAAAGAATATGACCAAGTTTGGGTAGCATCTAAATGGCAAAGAGAATGTACTATAGAACAGGGTATGGATAAAGATAAAGTAAAAGTAGTACCTGAAGCTGTTGATAGTAATACTTTTTACCCTAATGAAAAATCTACTTTACCTGAATATGATGATGATAGATTTAAATTTATTTTATTTGGTAGGTGGGATTATAGAAAATCAACAAAAGAAATAATAAAATCATTTTTAGAAGAATTTAATAAAGATGAACCTATTGATTTAGTATTATCTATTGATAATGTATTTGCTAAAGATAAATTTGAAACAACTGAAGAAAGATTAAAACATTATAAATTAGTTGACCCTAGATTAAAAATAAAACATTTTCCTACAAGAGAAGAGTATATAAAATATTTACAAAAAGGCCATGTATTTTTATCTTGTGCCAGGTCTGAAGGATGGAACTTACCGTTAATAGAAGCTATGGCTTGTGGAACTCCTTCTATATATTCTAATTGTAGTGCTCAACTTGAATTTGCTAAAGGAAAGGGACTACCCGTTAAAATAAAAGGAACAATCCCAGCTTTAGGTGGAGAATATTCAACATATTCCCAATCAGATTTACCTGGGGAATTTTATCAACCTGATTATGAAGACTTAAAAAAAGTAATGAGAGATGCTTATAAAAATTATGGTAAACATAAAAAGAAAGCATTAATAGAATCCGAACAAATTAGGAATAAATTTACTTGGGAAAATGCTGTAAAAATAGCTAATAAAGAAATTAAATATCTATATAATAATATCCAACCTAACGAAATAAAAATAACATTTAATTCAGGCCCTAAAGTAGAAATTGTAGGTTCTAAAAATCAAAAATATTTTATTGAATTTATAAATGGAGAAAATAATGAAGTAATACATTCTTCAAATATAGAAAATAATATGTGGACTCAATGTAATAAAACATATTATATTCCTTGGGTAATAAAAATTAATGGTGAAGTAGCACATACTTTTAATTTAAAAGATAAAACTGTAAAAATATCATTTGACTCAAATTCTCTAGGTGATACATTAGCTTGGGCTCCACAAGCAGTTGAATTTCAAAAGAAACATAATTGTAAAGTAATAATATCAACATTTCATAATAGTTGGTTTGAAAAACAGGAAGAATATAAAAATTTAACTTTTATAAAACCAAATAAAGGATGTAAATCTTATGTCCAATATAAAATAGGTTGGTTTAGAAGTGAAAGTGGTGATTTTAAAAATAGTAAAGATCATCCAAATCAAGTTAATACAATACCTTTAATTCAGGCAGCAACAGATATTTTAGGTCTTCCTTATAAAGAAATTAATTATGGTGTTTATTTTAAACCTAAAAAAAGACCTATAAAACAAAAATATATTTGTATCGGGCCCCAAGCAACTTCTGGTTGTAAAGAATGGCCCCATGATAGGTGGAAAGAATTAGCTACTAAATTTAAGGTTAAAGGATATAAAGTAATAAGTTTAAGTTTAAAAGGATTTAATGGGCCTAATATTATAAGCAAAAATAATTTACCTTGGGATGAATTATTTAATTACCTATACCATGCAGAATTATTTATAGGATTAGGATCAGGTTTATCTTGGATTAATTGGGCATTAAATAAACATACATTAATGCTTAATGGGTTTTCAACACCAGAACATGAATTTACAAATAATATAACTAGAGTTCAAAATTTTAATGTTTGTAATGGTTGCTGGACAAAACCAGAATCGGTTTTTGATGCTGGAGATTGGGATTGGTGTCCAATAAAAAAAGGAACTGATCAACAACATATATGCCAAAAATCAATCACAGTAAATCAAGTATTAAATAAATCTTATAAAATTTTAAACCCAACAAATAAAGATGATTTTATTTGGATTACTGGAGGTGATAAACATTACCTATCTATGATAGAGGTATTAGCTAAAAGTTTATTAAAACATTCAAAATATAAATTAATTGTTTATGGATTCAATTGTGATTCAGAAATTAATTTGCCTAATGTTATTAATAAAAGAGTAGATTTTAATCGTAAAAAAGATATAGTTTGGAGTGGTGAACAAGACTTAATTAATAAAGATTTTTCTTTATACTATGCTAAATATTTAGCTAGTATTGATTCTATAGAAGAAAATTATGATTTTTATGCTTGGTTAGATGGAGATGCTTTTGTTACTGAACATATAGATAAATCTTTAAAGTATTTAAATTTAGTAAGAGATTATCCTCTATTTATGAGATATTATCATGAAGATATAGGACAGTGGAGGTCTTATAATGGTATTAAGCTACAAGGCAGATATGGAACTGAAATTTGTGACTTTAAAAATATTGAAAGAAACCCTAATAATAGAATTATAGCTACTGGTTTTTATTTTTATGATATAAATTCTTTACCTTTTTTTAATGAATGTTTAGATATACATAAAGAACTAAATAATTACCACTTAACAGTTTTTGTAGACGATAATGCTTTATCAGAAGAAAGAATAGCTAATTATATAATGTGGAGAGATAATAATAATTCTTATTTACCTGTAACTTGGGATAATTATTATAGTAGTAAAGAAGAAATAAAAGTACCAAATAAACTTACTAAAGAAGGATTTGATGTAATGTACGATGAAAAATCTCTTCTTCCTTATTTTTTTCATGGACCAGACCCATCAGTTAAGAAAAAAAATGCTAATGTATTAAACCATGCCTTTAATGAAACTATTCTAAAAAAATTAATGATTATATCCCATCCAGATGATGAATTAATTTTTGGTGGGGCCGAATTAATAAATTATGGTCATGAATATAAAATTGTATGTATTACTAATCCTAAGGATAAAACTAGAGTAAAAGAATTTTCTCAAGTAATGGGTGAATTAAATATTGGATCGTGGGAACTTTTAGATTATGAAGATACTCTTTATCCTAATACTCAAACTTTAAATCTTTCTAGATATTTTAAAGATAATAAGTGGGAAAAAATAGTAACTCATAATCCAATTGGGGAATATGGACACCCACAACATAAATTATTATTTGATACAGTCAAATCTTTTACAGATAATTTTTATGTTTTTGGAAAATCAGATAAAAAATTAGATAATTTAATCTTACATAGAAAAAAACAATTATTAGATTTATATAAAGTAGAAAAAGATATTATAAATCATATTTTAACTAATAATGGTAATTGGTTTAAAAATAATAACAATACTAATTACATAGAATATGAATGTATAGAAAAATATGATCCTAAAAAAGACACAACAAAATATATAGCTTGTTATGATAAATAAACGTTGTTTTTTAGTAACTGCCTATTGTAATACTTCTGAAAAAAAAGAAGCATTAAAAAATACTATTATTAATATTAAAAAATATAATATTGATATTATTTTATTTTCACACTATCCAATTGAAGAAGATATACACTTATTAGTAGATTATTCAATATATGATTATAGTAACCCTATATCTAATGTTAAGGATAAATCAATGATAAATTGGAAAAAATTAAATAAATTTAGATCTAATCCAATCCCCTTTAAATTAAATACATTATCAGTTGATTATGGTTATGCAGCAGCACAACAATTTAAAAGAGGTTTGTTATTTGCTAGTAGAATGGGATATGAGGAAGCTATTGTTTTAAATTATGATCTTGAAGTTACTGATAAAATGTTTAATGATTTTAATAAAAATCTTAATAAATATGATAATATAATATTAAAATATGGAAATGATGATACTAGTATGTATATGGCATGGTTTGCTTTAAAAATAAAACCATATATAGAAAATATAGAATCAATTAGTTATACTGATTATGTTAAAACTGAAATTATAGTTGAAAATTATTTATTTAAAAAATTTAATTCTATTAATAGTTTAATAATCCCCAGAAAAAAATGGGAAGGAGAAAATCCAAATGAACCTAATATAAAAACTAGCATTGTAATGGAAGGGGATGTTTGGGCTAAATACAATACAGATAAATTTAAATGGTTTATAGGACAAGAAAAAATATGGTTCGATAATGACCCTGAAGTAAGAGGAACGGATAAAGTAATTTTATTTTTTTGGGATATATTAGAAGATTTAGATGTAAAAATATTTATTAATGATAAATTAGTATATAAATCTTTTGTTTATAAAAAATTAGATAATCAATTAATTTATATGCCTATATTATATGATGAATTAAATAAACCTTCTTTAAGATTAAAAATTTTCATAAATGATTGGGAAATACCAGAAGAATTAATTAAATTGAGTGCCAACTCAGCAATAGAAATAGCTTATGCCGACCAATAATCTAGTAATAATCACTTGTTATTGTAATAGTAAAGAAAAAGAACAACTATTACATAAAAATATCAACAAAATTAAAAGTCATGGTTTTGACATTTTAGTTGTGTCTCACTTACCTTTATCAATTGAAATACAAAATAAAGTAGAGTATACTATTTTTGATAAAAGTAATCCAATTTTAAATTATCCTTATAGAGGCATAGCTTTTTGGAAAACTTTTACTCACAAAAATAGACCTATTAAAATACAAAATGTTCTTGATGATTATGGGTGGACAGCTTTTAATCAAATTTTTATAGCATCTAATTTTTCTTTACCTCTTCAAAAATATGAAGAAGAACCTACTCAAGGGAGAAAATGGGCTACATATGATAGTTCATTTAAATATGATTATTTTAGTTTTATAAATTATGATATAGAATTAACTAAAAATATAATTGGTGATTTAAAAAACCCAATACCTATTTTAACATCAAGAGTTGAAGATAATCTTAATGAAGTAGGATATAGATTTCCTAGTTTTATGTTAAATATTTTTGATAGAAAACATTTAGAAAAATTAATATCTTTATTTGATAAACAATTTTATATGAAAGATACCCATCCTCATATTGAAGGTAATAAATTTACAGATGCTGAACATTATTTTAAACATTTAATATCTGTTTTTGATTATGTAATACACCCTGATAATATTAAGGATTTAATGTTATTTGAAGATATTACTCTTTTTAATAAAAGTAATACTGAAGATTTTAAGTTATTTATACAAAATGACAATACATTTAAAAAATTAAAATCAAATTCTTGGGTACCTAGATTATTTATTTATGATGTTAAAGTAAAATTAAATATTAAAGTAAATAATAAAACATATAAGTTAAAAGAAAGTGAAAGTATTATTTTAGATCTACCTAAAATAGAAAAATTAGGAATCGAATATAAAGATGAGTACTTAAACTTGTTAGAAGAATATAAATCAGCTAATTACTCCTTTATAAATTATTTAGATGAAAAATAGAAAAAGTTGTGCCTCGTGTAGTGGAAGAAAATTTGATATAATATATGATTTTGGTAAAATACCATTAGCTGGTAGTTTTCCTAAAGAAAATCAAAATATAGAATATTTTCCTTTAAAAATAATAAAATGTAAAAAATGTGGGTTAGTTCAAACTGATACTTTAATTGAACCTAAAGTATTGTTTAAAGATTATAGATACATTTCATCAGTTGGCATGCAAAAACATTTTAATTCATATGCTGATTGGTTAGTTAGTAAAGAAGGTGTAAAACCTATTGATAATGTGTTAGAATTTGGTTGTAATGATGGTCCTTTACTAGATGCATTAAAATATAGAGGGATACATAATACCATAGGTATTGATCCTGCTACTAATATTGTAGAATTAGGTAGAAAAAAGGGATTAAATATTGAAAATGATTTCTTTAATAGTAAATTTGTTGAAGATAATAGGTGGGAAAATAAATTTGATTATGTTTTAGCAAGTAATACTTTTGCTCATATAACAGATATTAACTCAGTTGTTAAAGGAGTTGAACAAACTTTAAAAAAGGATGGTAAGTTTATAATTGAAGTACAATATTTAGTTGATTTAGTTGATAAATTTCAGTTTGATTTTATGTACCATGAACATTTATATTATTATACTATTACGAGTTTAAAAACTTTACTTTCTAAACATAATCTTAAAATAATCGATGTTGAAAGGGTACCAATACATTCAGGGTCAATTAGAGTAATTGCAACTAAAGATTTAAATGTTAAGGTTAATAGTATAGTAGAAGAGTTAATAGAAAGTGAAAAAGAATATAAGGATTTAAGTAACTTTTCTTTATCAATTGAAAAAGCATTATCTAATTTAAAAACATTTTTAGATAATAATAAAGATAAAAAAATAATAGGTTATGGTGCTTCTGGTAGGGCTAATGTAGTTGTAGGTACTTTAAATTTAGATGAAATTTATATCGACTATATCATAGATGAATCACCAGAAAGATATAATAGGTTGACTTCCAATGGGAAAATTCGTATATTGCCCCCATCTAAAATAGGTGAAGCGGACTATATTTTAATTTTTGCTTGGAATTTTTCTGATATGATAATAGAAAAAACTAAACATTTAAATATTCCTTATATTATTCCCTTCCCAGAATTAAAAATTATTAACCCATGAATGGAGAAAAAATATTTATAACTGGTGGTGCTGGTTATTTAGGTTCTAATTTAGTAGCTCGTTATTATAATAATAATGAAATAACTGTATATTCTAGAGATGAAGCTAAACATTATTACCTTAAAAAAAGATTTCCAAATATTAACTGTGTTATAGGAGATGTTCGTAATTTTGATTTATTAAAAAGGTCTTCTAAAGGGCATACTATTGGTATTTTTGCTGCTTCATTAAAACAAATAGAGGCTGTAGATCAAAATGTAGAAGAAGGAGTTAAAGTATTAATTAATGGGTCTATTAATTCAAGAAGAGCAGCAGAAGAAAATAATTTTAAATCAGCATGCTTTATATCATCAGATAAATCTCGTTCGGCAACAACTTTATATGGTTCTATGAAATTTATAGCGGGTGAATCCTTTATAGTAAATGCTGAAAAATCAAATGTAAGGTTATCATCTGCTATTTATGGTAATGTTTTAAATTCAACGGGTAGTATTATTCCTTTAATTTGGGATGCTATAAATAAAAATTATAAACTTACTTTATATTCTGAAGAAATGACACGTTTTATGATTAATATTAAAGACGCAATGGATTTAATAGAAGAGGGATTAAAAGTTAGTGGATTTAATATAATACCCAATTTAAAATCCTTTAAAGTAAAAGATTTATTTGAAATATATAATAAGAAATTTGGACTAAAGTACAAAATAGGTAAGCCTAGAATATCAGAAAAAATACATGAAATAATGATATCAAAAGAAGAGGCTCCAAGAACATTTTATAGTAAAGAAAATGATGTATTTTATATGCATTATAAAAATATAGCAGAAGATTCTATACAAAATGAATTTTCTAGCTATGAAACAATAGTAAGTAAATCTGAATTAAGTAAAATTTTAACTTACTATAATTTTTTTAAAGTTTAATTAATATTTATAACAGTAGTAATCATGAGTGAAATAATCAAATTATCAAAAGAGGAACTTGAAAAACTTAAAGGATATCAAGAAAAAAATAAAGGAATAACCCTTAATTTAGGTTCTGTAGATATTCAAAGAGCAATTTTAGAAGGACAACGAAATAGTATTCTTGATAAACTAGCGGATTTGCAAGAAGAATCTAATAAAACGGCTAAAGAATTACAGAAAAAATATGGTGATGGAAACATTAACCTAGAAACTGGAGAAATTACTTTAGTAAAATAGTTTTTTGAAAAGGTTTTTAATATTTATAATAAAATAATATTAAATAACATAAGAAAATGGCAGAAACATTAATATCTCCTGGAGTATTAGCAAGAGAAAATGATCAATCCTTTGTTACATCTCAACCTGTAGTTAGAGGCGCATCTATAATTGGACCAACAGTATTAGGACCAGTTGAAAGACCAACATACGTTAGTTCGTTTAGTTCCTTCCAAGCAATTTTTGGTGGAGCTCTTAAAAGTGGGTCAGGTCAATTTACTTACTTAACTTCTATAGCAGCAAACCAATATTTTCAAAATGGTGGCGAATCATTATTAGTAACACGTGTGGTATCAGCTTCGGCAACTTGGGCTCCTGCTACAAGTTCATTAATGGAAACAGGATCAGGTGGTCCTACTACAGGATTAGCTCCTTTTGTATTAGAAACTATTTCACAAGGTGAGATAATGAATACAACAGGATCTATGGCTTCTGGAGCTCCGGCAGACGGAACAAATGGACAATTATTAAGTGGTTCAGCTAATAACGTTAGATGGGAAATAGCAGCTACTAATACAGCATCCGGTGTATTTTCATTATTAGTTAGAAGAGGTAATGATACTCAAAACCAAAAAGTAGTATTAGAACAATATAATAATATTTCATTAGATCCTTTTGCTTCAAATTATATTGAAAGAGCAATTGGAAATATGACTACAACTGTAATAACAGAAGGAACAGATACATTTATTCAAGACTCAGGATCATATAATAATATTTCAAATTATATTAGAGTAAAACAAGTAAATTATGCAACCCCAGAGTATTTTAATAATGATGGATCTGCAAAAGATGAATATACAGGATCATTACCTGTAGTAGGTTCTGGTAGTTATGGAGGATCATTTGGAGCTGGAGCAGGTTCAAATATATCTACAAAGGGACCAAATTTATTCTATGAATTAATTGATGGAACAAGTGGAGCTGCAAATACACAAGGTTTAATAGCAGATGATTATACAACAGCAATTGCTTTAATGGGTAATGTAGATGATTACCAATACAATGTAATATCAGTACCTGGATTAACTAACCAAATAACAGCAACACCAATAACATCCTTAGTAAATAATACAATTGCTAGAGGTGATAGTATTTTTGTTTTAGATTTAGTTAGATATAACCAAGCAATAGCAACTGTAATAAATCAATCCTCAGGATTTGATTCAAGTTACGCAGCTACTTACTGGCCTTGGGTTCAAACAATAGATCCAAATACAGGGCAAATGGTTTTTGTTCCACCATCCACATTTATTCCTGGAGTATATGCATTCACAGATGCATCATCAGACCCATGGTTTGCACCAGCGGGTATTACTAGAGGAGGAATGGGACAAGTTGTAAAAGCTGAAAGAAAATTAACTTCTAATAATAGAGATACTTTATATGAAGCAAATGTTAACCCAATAGCTACATTCCCAGGACAAGGAGTAGTAGTATTTGGACAGAAAACATTACAAAAAGCAGCTTCAGCATTAGATAGAATAAATGTTAGAAGATTGTTAATAACACTTAAGGATTATATTTCACAGATTTCTGATAACTTAGTATTTGAACAAAATACAATAGCAACAAGACAGAATTTCTTGACACAAGTAAATCCTTACTTAGAAAGTGTTCAGCAAAGACAAGGATTATATGCATTTAAGGTAGTAATGGACGAAAGTAATAATACACCAGATGTTATAGATAGAAATGAGTTAATTGGACAAATTTTCTTACAACCAACTAAAACAGCTGAATTTATTATATTAGATTTCAATGTATTACCAACTGGAGCAACATTCCCAGCATAAAAACTAAAAAGATAAATATTTATAATAAAATAAGATAATAAAATGGCAGTATTAAACCCAAACGAAATATTTTTCACAGCTTTTGAGCCAAAACAGGCAAATAGATTTATACTATTTGTTGATGGATTCCCTTCTTACATAATGAAAGGAGTAGGGGCTGTTTCACTAACGCAAGGTTCAGTACCTTTAAATCATATGAATGTACAAAGATATGTAAAAGGAAAAACAGTATGGAACACAATTTCATTTACTTTATTTGATCCTGTAACTCCATCTGGTGCTCAAGCCGTTATGGAGTGGGTTCGTTTACATCATGAATCTGTAACAGGTCGTGATGGGTATAGTGATTTCTATAAAAAAGACCTTACAGTTAATGTATTAGGTCCTGTAGGTGACATTGTATCAGAATGGATCATTAAAGGAGCAATGATTACCGAAGCTAGTTTTGGTGATTATAATTGGGATACTGAAAGTACTGCTGTAGAATTATCAATGACAGTTCAACCAGATTATTGTGTATTGAATTTTTAAAATTTTACCCACCCCTGATAAAATTAGCTTGACTTCGGTCAAGCTTTTTTTTTCCTTTTCGCGTAAAAAATTTGGTTACCCTGGATATTTTTCGTATATTCACACCGTAAATAATAATAAAAATCAAGGTTATGTCAAATGTAGTAAAAATTAAAAGAGGTCGTCCAAGTCGAAAAATTGGTAAAATTGTTAAAAGATTTAAACCAAACACAATGAAAATGGATGATTTTAAATTTGATCCTCAATTATTTATTCCTATGAAAACAGGAACTAAAATTGATAATTTACTTTCAAGTGAAGGTGGAATGATGAAAGGTACTAATGTAGCATTTGTTGGTGATCCTGGAGTTGGTAAAACAACTGTATTATTAGACATGCTTGCTAATATGAAAAATAAGGGCAATAAAGTATTATTTATCTCAGGTGAAATGACACAAATTGATATGGTGGGAATGGTTAAAAGATTTCCTAAATTTGGTCAATTGCCTATTTTATTTATGGGTGACTGGATCGAAAATGACCCATTAGTTATTTTAAAATCAATTTTAAGCGAAGGTTGGGACTCAGTTTTAGTAGATTCGTTTGCTGAACTTGCAGTTGCTATTCAAGATTTTCATGGAGGTACAATGAAAAATGCAGAAACTCAATTATTAAATTTATTTGAAAAACATAATAAAGGTGAAAATTTAAATAAATTAAACACTAATTTTATGATCATACAGCAGGTGACCAAAGGTGGAGAATTCGCTGGTAGTAACCGGTTTAAACACATGATTACCGCGATGGCGCATATGAAATTTAATGCTGAAGGTGGTAGAGCAATATGGTTTAGTAAAAATCGTAGAGGTGGAGAAATGAATAAATTACATTTTAGCTTAGATCAAGCTAATCATGTTGGGTGGTTATTTACTGAGCCTTTAAATATGACAATATAACTAGTAGTTATTATTTACAATTAAAAATAGCTTGGCTTCGGTCAAGCTTTTTTTTATATTACATATGTATAATAAATATAGTTACAAACCAATAAAGATTATGGCCGAATTTAACATGCCTACTGAAACAGTAGATTTACCCTCACAAGGAATAGTATACCCCGAAGATAACCCATTATCTAGTGGAAAAGTAGAAATAAAATATATGACTGCTAGAGAAGAGGATATATTAACTAATCAATCTTTTATTGAGAAAGGTATAGTTATTGATAAACTTCTTAAAGCTTTAATTATTACTAAAATTAAATATGATGATTTAATAGCAGGAGATAAAAATGCTATTATGGTTGCTGCAAGAGTTTTAGGGTATGGTGGTGAATATGAATTTTTTTCAATAAATAAAACACATAAAATAGATTTAGCTGAAATTAATAACAAACCTTTACAAGAAAAATATTTTACTAAAGGAGTAAATGAATTTAAATTTACATTACCTTTTACAAAGTCAGAAATTACTTGGAAACTTTTAAATGGTCACGATGAAAAGAAAATAGATAATGAATTAGAGGGTTTAAAAAAATTATATAAAGATAATGTCCCAACACTTTCTACTCGTTTAAAATATATTATTACTTCTATTGATGAAGAAAGAGATAGAAAATTTATAAGAGATTATGTTGATAAAGCATTATTAGCTCGAGATGCCAAAGCTTTAAGAAAACATATATCAGAAATATCCCCAGACGTTGATCTGTCTTTTTTTCCCGAAGGAAGTCAATCCAGAAGATCCATCCCGATTAACATCAACTTTTTTTGGCCTGACGTCTAGTGAGGCAGCTAATGTAAGAGTTAGTTTATTTAAACAAATACATAATATTGTTTTCCATAGTAATGGAGGATATGATTGGCATACAATATATAATATGCCTATTTGGTTAAGGAAATTTACTTGGAAAGAATTAGATGATTACTATCAAGCATCCAATAAAAAAATGAAAGAAGCATCTGAAGGTAAAAAAGGCCAAACAAACTTAATAAATTCTGATGGATCAGTTAATGTTCCTGAATTTGCAAAACAATCCCAACCATATAAAGGTAAAACAAACTATAAATAGTAATATTTATAATAAAATAATTTATGGCTGACGGCAAGGAATTAAAAAATAATCTCTCCGAATCTAAAGAAATCTTATCGGGTCTTCGAGAAGAAGGCCAATTTCTACAAACTACATTTAAAGAAATAGTAGCATCTCTTAGAGATAGTGCTAAAAATAGTGAAGAATTTTCGGAAGCTATTAAATTAGCAGGTACTGACGCTAATTCATTAGCTGCTTCGGCTGCTAAATTAGCTGTTGTTAATAAAGATATTTTAAAAGATGAAAATGCAGCTAGGGCATTAGCAAAAGAAGTTCAAAGTATAAAACTTAAAAAGTTAAAGGTTGAACAGCAGATTAAATTATTTCAAGAAAAAGCTGCAAATGCAACTGGGAAAGAAGCCAAAAACATTCAAAAAACTTTAAAAAATTTATATGCAGCTTCAGAAGCAGCAGCAGCATTAGAAGGAAGTTTTGATGAAATTAATGCAGCTAATGCTGATTTAAACAAAAAGACTGCATTTTTTAAGGGAATGGAAGATACCCTTAAGACTATTCCAGGTATAGGCCCTGCAATCGCTGGACCCTTTGGTAAAGCAGCAAAAGCTGCTAGAGAAGCACGTGTAGAAGGTGGTGGTTTTGTGAAGGCAACAGCAGCTGCTGGAAATCAATTAATGGCTGCATTTGGTCCTGCAGCATTACTTGGTATGATTATAAAGGGTAATAAGGCTGCAACAGAGTTTAATAGAACTTTAGGTATGTCTAGAGATCAAGCCTTTGATATGAGAAAACAAATGGTTGAATTTTCTATGAGCTCTGACAGATCATATGCTTCAATATCAAAATTAAGAGCTGCCCAAGTAGGAATAACAGAAGCTTTAGGTATTTCAAATAAGCTTTCTAATGATGTATTAGAAGACCAGGTAATGCTAACTAAAAAGCTGGGTTTATCAACTGAAGAAGCAGCTGAATTTGCTAAAGTAACTACATTAACTGGTAAAAGTACTACTGATATAACAGAAGGTATACTCGATTCAGTAGCAGCTGAATCAAAGTTAACAGGAATAAGAGTTGATGGAAGAAAAGTTGTAAAAGAAGTATCTAAAATTAATGGTCAATTAGGTGCCCAATATGGGTTTAATACTAAAAGATTATCGGAAGCAGTAATAGCAGCTAACAAATTAGGAGTAACACTAAAAGAAGCTTCTGATATATCAAGAAACCTTTTAGATTTTAGTTCATCTATTGAGGCCGAAATGGAAGCTGAATTAATGACAGGTAAATCAATAAATCTTGAAACAGCAAGAAGATTAGCTTTAGAAGGAAAAAGTGCAGAAGCTTTAACTGAGATAGCTGAACAAATGGGAACGGCAGAAGAATTTTCTTCATTAAATGTTATTCAACAAGAATCCTTAGCTAAAGCAGCAGGAATGACTGCTGATCAATTAGCTAATATGTTAAGAGAAAGAGAAACTCTTAATATGATAGGTGCTGATTCTATAAAACAATTAGAAGAAGAAGGTAGACTAGAAGAATTAAAAACATCAGAAACTGGTAAACAAATGTTAGCCGCATATGAACAATCATCAGCAGCCGAAAAATTACAAGATACAATGACTAAATTAGGTGATTTATTAGGAGAAATGATGGATGGTGCGTTTGGAGATTTTATAACAGGTTTTGCTTCAATATTATCATCTTCAGAAGGTATTTATGCTACAATGGGTCTTTTAGGTACTTTAATGCTTGGAAATATAGCCAAAATGGTTATTGGAATGGGTACTCAGTTAGGTATTCAAAAATTATTAGTTCAATCTGCTAAAAAAGAAGCGGCAGCAGATGCTATTGGTGCAGCAGCAGAAGCTGGTAAGAGTGTTTCTAAAATTCCATATGTTGGTGGATTTATTGCAATTGGTTTAATGGCTGGGATAATAGGATTTTTATTAGGTAAATTATCAACAGCTGATGACCTTATGTCACCAGGTACAGGAATGGGTGGTGGATATGGAAATAGAATGCTATTAGGTCCCGAAGGAGCTTTTGCATTAAATAATAAGGATACAGTTTTAGCTGGTACTGACTTAGGTAGTGGTGGTGGTGGTGATAATACTGGTACTGGGGTTATGGCTAAAGCACTTGAAAATATAAGCTCTACCTTAACGGGAATGGCTAATAGACCAGAACCTGAAATTAATATAGATTCAGTAGATATGGGAACTGCTGTAGGTTTAAATGCATTTCCTATACAGTAACATATTTATAATAAAATAAATTTAATAACTTAAAATACAAATTATGGCTTTACTAAACAAATTTTTATTAGACGGTTCACAAGTAACTTTCTTAAAAGGACAAAAACCAACAGGACCTTTATCTCCTGGACCTGGTACTATTCCAATTAATAATACTTTTGAACAAGGAACTTATGAAGATTATCTTGTCAATATTTCTACAAGAATAACAGATAACACAGGTAACTAAAATTATTATATAGTTGCCTAGGTTACTTACAATAAGGACGGATCTTTCCGAATATAGAACTGCCCAATACGGCTATGATAGACGTGGAGCAGGCCCTCGTGATACTAATGCGAGTGGTCAACCCTATGAAGTAATTGAAATACGTCAAAGAAACTTTAATGAGACTGATTTTGATGCTTCAACACAATTAGAGGCAGGACAAGTAGAAGACTTTTTATTAAGAGGAGGGGCTTTATTACCTGAAATAGCTTTTAGAGATGTTTCTAGATTAACAAAAATGTTTACTGATTTAAAATCTCCTAATGGACTTTTATTTACAGCAAAACAAGAGGCACTATCGAGATCAGGTGTAAATGTTTTAGCAGGTACTAATAATGAAGATTTTCCAGATGGATCTAAAAATAATAGGGCATTTAATAATGGAATTTATTTACCAACTTCTACTATATTACAAGCAGCAGGGGTTGGAATTGGAACACATCTATTAAAACAGGGAATAGACCCAACAGCAGATACAGATGGTGATGGGGGCTTTTTTAACCTTTTAGGTTTTGATGATCCTTTATCAAACCCCCTTTATATAAATACTCTAGCATCAAAAGAAAGATTAGAAAACAAACCATCAAGTAGATTATTAGCTTTTACTTCTCTTAATGTAAATAGAAAAGATACAAACCCTGGCATTTTATATTCTTATAGTGGGGGACCTGGTTCTGTTTTAGGAGTAGGAGGTCGTACTAAAGTTAATATGCCAGGTGATGGAAGAACAGGAACTAATAACCCTCAATTAGATACTTCAGGATTTTATACTACTGGGGTTTCTAAAGTTAGTAATTTTGGATATGATTATAGTGTTTTTGGTAAAAAAACAATAACTAAAAGCTCAACAGATCTTGTAAATAATCTCCTTCCTTGGAATTTTAGAGGTGGTACTTATTTTGGTAAAACAAATAGTAATGTAAATAAAATAAAATCAGTTAGTAGGATTTATGAACAAATAACTGGTAATATTACATTATTTGAAATGTCTAATAATGGACAAGTTAAAGTTGATAATGGTGATATTAATGGTAGTTTAATTGCTGATGTAGGTTTATCAGTTTACCAACCAGAATCCTTTTTACCTAATCCTTCTGTAGGAAATCAACCAGGATTAACCTACGATGAAATAATAGCAGCAGGTGATAATACTGGTGCCGGGGCTAAAGGTGGTAATATTATTGATTTTAGAAAAAATGGATCTAAATTTAACCAATCTTACACTAATAGAGATAAAATATTAGTAGGTAGAACTAATATAGGAGACCCAGGTAGAGATGATAAATTAAATAAAACTTCTTTTTCATTTGCATCAAACTCATTAAATAATTTTAGTAGTGCTTTAGATAAAGTAAATGCTTATCCCCTTTATACTACCAATAATCCAACAGGTATAGGGTTAGTTCAAAATGCTACCTATGCAGGAAAACAAAAAGATTTATGTAAATTTAGAATTGGTGTTATTAATAATAATGATCCAAGTTTTACTACGTACATACATTTTAGAGCATTTATAGATAATATGAATGATAGTTATTCTGCTAAATGGAATGAAACAACTTATATGGGTAGGGCTGAAAGTTTTTATAATTATACTGGATTTTCAAGAGAATTTTCATTAGATTGGACAGTTGCAGCTCAATCTAGAGCAGAACTATTAATAATGTATAAAAAATTAAATTACTTAGCTTCAATTTGCGCCCCAGATTATTCTGAAAATGGATATATGAGAGGTAATTTAATTAAATTAACTATAGGAGATTATTTATTTGAACAAACAGGATTTATGAGTGGTATTAACTTTACACCACCAAAAGATTCTCCTTGGGAAATAGCTGTTAATGAAGAAGGTGAAGAAGATGGAAGTATTAAACAACTCCCATTTATAATGCAAGTAACTGGATTTAAGTTTACCCCAATCCATGAGTTTGTACCACAAATTCAAAAGAATAAATTTGGAAAAATATTTGATGAAAATAGCCAAGATAATGGAGATGCTCAAGCAGATGGAACTGAAAATGGCACACCAATTGAAGAAGCTATTTTAACTGGATATGGACCACAAAGGTATATAGCTTTAGGTGATAACAGAAATGGAGGAAGAAATAATTATGATAAAAGATCTACTGTTAGAGAAAAACCTGCGGCAGTTGGTTCTATACTTGAACCACAAACCATTGTTGATTTAACAGGCCAAAACTTACCTGGTGTTGAGGATCTAAGAATTCCTGTAGAAAAAATTTCTAATACTCCAATAGCAACTTCAGTTATAGATGAAGCCTTTGCAAGTGAAGATTAAATTAAAGAAAAATTAAATTATGGCAAGATATACTAATTTAGATAATTTATTCACAAAATCAGGAAAACCTTTTAAGGGTACGGTACGATATCCTCTAATATCAACATCTTTTAGTGATATTTATGTTTTTACTGATTCTGGAGATAGATATGATATATTAGCACAACAATATTATGGGGATCCTAGTTTATGGTGGGTAATAGTATCAGCTAATCCTCAATTGCCAAAAAATTCATATTATCCACCTGAAGGAACACAATTAAGAATTCCAACAAATTATGCGGGGACAGTAAGAAATTTTCAACTTATAAATAATTAAAAAGTTATGCTGGGGAATATAATAGGAGGAGGATTAGATCAAATAACATCATCCCAATTAAAAGTACGTCAAACAGTAGCAGCTGCAGGGTATGGAGATAACTATATCCAAAGAACCCCAGAAATAATAAATTATTTAAATAATCGTAATGCATGGATTAAATTTGCATCTGGGGTAAATATTGGGGGTCAATATGCATCAGAAAAAATAAAAAATATATTTGAAGATTCTGGTATTACTATTAATACTGATGATACATCAAAATTAGGCTTAAATGGTTCAAATTTAGCTCAACAATTTGTCTTATTTAATGGAACAAGTACTATAAACGCAGATAGTAATTGGGATTTTAGATCAGGAGTTGCAACATCAAATAATTATAGAGATACTTTTGGTGCTTCTGCTTTATATGGAGGAATAGGTCAGGATAGAGGATTACAACCGGGACCAGGTGTTAAAAATTTAAAAATTAAAACATTAAATAGGGGTTCTATTAGAAAAGCAACCATTACTATAAAATGTTATAATAAACTGCAGTTTAATATTATTGAAGCTTTATATCTTAGATTAGGTTATAATATGCTTGTTGAATGGGGTTATGACAAATATGTTGCTAGACTCCCCGACCTAGATAAAAACCCTCAAAATACAATAGATAATAATAATCCCTCATTTAGGTTAATTGAAGATGTAAAAGATACGTTAGTAGAAACTGGGTTTTTTCAAGCTGGATTTAAAAATGATGATGTTTATAGTAGCATTGAATCTTTAAGATCACAATATGCTGGGAATTATGATGGTTTTTATGGTAAAGTTCAAAATTTTTCGTGGAAAATTAACACAGATCTTACTTATGATATTACAATTGATTTAGTAACTATTGGTTCCTTAATAGCTTCTTTAAAATCAAATATCCCGGCAGCAATAAGCTCAGCTAATATAACTGATTTATCTCAAAATTTGGGTAATATAGTTGATTTAAATGAATATGAAGCATCAAAAAAACAAGAATATATAGACCAAGACGCAGCAAAATTTATCGCACCCGAAATTGGTACTGATGCTATTTCTATATATTTAAATAGTAAAAAAGTTAATTTTAATTCATTAAAAGATGAAGAAGATTACTTATATATAACAGAAATAATTGGGGGTAGTGGAGATGTTATTACTTCAAATAGTGCTGCAACAAACACTGCTATTCAAAATATAAGTAATAGATTATATGAAACTATTTCAACCGGATTTCAACAAGCAAGATTTAATTTAGAAAAAACAAAAACTAACCGTTATTTTATAAGGTTTGGTAGATTTTTAGATGATTATTTTGATCTTGTTAATCTTTACATAGTTAAAAATAATCAAAAAAGTGATAAAAACCAACCAATAATAAATTGGTTACAAACAGATGACACTTACTGTAATTATTCTGCGGATATGGTTCCTTTTGATCCAAGAGTTTTATATTTTAAACCCGTTTTTTCAGAAATTACAAAACAAAACTGTTTTACTTCAGGAGTTTCTTCAGCTGATAAATTAGCTAATTCTGCTGTAGCTGATTTTACTACTACAAAAAAGAATGTATTATTAGGGCAAGTAATGAATATGTATTTGAATATAGATTTTTTACTTAAAGAGTTAGGAAAAAATGTAGATAAAAAGGGAAATATATCAACTTTTATTTATATCCAAAATGTTCTAAATGGCATAAATAAAGCTATGGCAAACCAAACTCAATTAGAATTATTTGTTGATAACGATAAAGATGTAAAAATAATAGAATTAAATACACCTAAAGGAATAACAAAATTAACTCCAAAAAACGATTTTATATTTGAAGCTTATGGGTACGGCGTTAACAATAACCAGGCTAGTATTATTCAAAATTTTAATATAAAAACTAAAATAACCCCAGACCTTATTAATTTAATTTCAATTGGGGCAACATCTCCTGAATCTCAAACCAATGGGGTAAAAGCTTTATCATTTAATAATTTTAATAGAGGATTAATAAATAGATTTGAACCCTCATATGATCAACCCCCTATAGAAGTTGGACCAGTTTCTGTAGAAACAAAATTAGACACTCAAGAAAGTTCAATTTTAGCTGCGTTTAGGAACACATTTAAAAATGATATAGCAACAAGAAAATCAAACTCAAGCCATAGTAACTATGATAGAGGTATGGATTCTAATACAAATAAAACAAAAGGTAGATTTTATTGGGGATATACTTGGGGTGATGGAATGGTTGGAATAGCACAAGGTGGTAATTCGAGTGGTATTCCCCAATTTGATATTACTTGGGAATCTCCTAGTGGTGGAACATTAAAATTAGAATTTAAAGGAAATAATATACCTGGTGGTTATGCTATAGATGATAAAGGTTATAATAAATATTATTTACATTGGGGTAAAAATTTAAATAATGCTGAGTATTGGATTGGAGAATCAGCTGGAAGATGGAAAGGAGAAATTAAAGGAAAAATTTTAAAAGAAACTAAAAAATATTTAGCAAGTTTAGCTGGTACTGAAGTAAGATTTAATACAGACCCAGCTAATTATCAAGAATACTTAACAGAGGCTTTTGGAGGAGATTTTAATTATAATATTGACACTGCTGATACATCTCAAGGAGATGTACAAAATGTTGCAGTTGTCGAACAAAGACAGGTATCTATATCTAATGCTAAATGGTTTGAAATTAACCCAAGTTTTATAAATCAAGGGATATCTTTATATAAATTAAATAGAGCAGAACAAGATGTAGTTGATTATAAAAAAAATGGAGTAGTATCTAATTCTACTGGTTTTATACCTATTGAATCTAGTTTTGATTTAGATGGTATTTCTACTTTTAAAATATTTCAAAAAATTAATGTAAGTCAAAACTTTTTACCAAATAATTATCCTAGTACTTTAAGTTTTATTATTAAAAATATTGACCATACGTTAAAAGATAATGCTTGGACTACATCTTTAACAACAGTATCAATTCCTATTCAAGAAAAAGAATCCAACATAAAATCAAGTGATTTAAATCAAAAACCATGGCCACAGGGTAACACAAAACAAGAAATTAGTAAAGAGGGTTGTAGTTATCCCCCAGCACCAGGTTTTCCAACAGTTGCTTTTGATGACCCTTCAATTTCACTTATAAACCCTTGTTCTAATACAGGTTTAGTTATTAAAAACAGCGTACAACCTAATAAAAAAATAATTGTAATTCATCATACTGCAAGTAATGGTAGTAGTGCTGATTATGTTCGTGGTTGGATTAGAAAAACTTATGCAATTGCAACTCATTTTATAATAGAAAGAAATCCTAATGCAGGTAAAAATGGAGCAGTTAGATTATTTGAAGATAAATATTGGAGTAACCATATTGGAAAAACTCCTGGAGAATCTGCGGCAACTGGAGACCCTGATCAGCAAGAACCATATATGTTATCTATTGAAATTGATAGTTATGGTTATTTAACAAAAACTTCAACTGGGTATAAACAGGGATCTAAAAAATGGAAAAATAATGAAATAGCTGTTGCTAGGCCCGTAAGATATAAAAAAAATACAACGAATCTTGATAAATTATTACGACAAGCAGAAACAAACATAGTAAAAGCTTGGCAAATATTCTGGACCAATTATGCAAGCGAAGGAAATAAATTTCCTAGTAGCATTTCAGATTTTACAATAGGAAAAAATGGTGAACCTTACATAAAAGGTTTAGGTTTTCCTTTTAAGTATAATCATTTAGGTTATAAAAAAAATACCCTTGTAAGTTTAGGATACGTTAAAAATGTTTTATTTGGAACTTCTACTAATTCAACAACAGCATGGATTAATAATTCAGCCTCTCCTTATGATATAAATATGTTTAAAGGTAAAAATAAAAATGTTTATCGTTTTGGTATAAATTTAGATCAAAAAGTTTTTGGTATAGATAGGATAAATTACTCTAAACCTGATCAATTCTTTAGTCAATATAATAATAGAAATAAAAAGAATTTCATAATTAAAACATATGATTTTAATGGGCAAAAATATAAAATGGATGGATTTTCTGCTTGGATAGTTTTTGCATCTGCTTATGCTATTTTAAAGGATATTCAAAAAGGTAAAGATTATCATAAAGGAATTAATAGATATATTAAAGAAGAGGATTATAATAAACTTTTAAATTCTTCGTCTAGTTGGCAAGTAATTACTTATAAACAATATAGTTATTTTCAAAAATATACTAGTAAACAAGTAAAAGCGACGTGTGATGTTGTTAAAGATTGGGCAATAAAATATAAAATTCCTGTATGTCCTATTAAATATGGCACAAAAGTATGGGATGATTGGTATCAAACATTTTTTGGGTGTGATTTAAATGGTAAGGCAAAAGTTGATTATTCAGCCTTTAGATCTGATTCTCAAATGGCTAAAGCTTGTTATACACATAATACTTATAAATCAACAAAAGTAGATATTTTCCCTCAAAAAGAATTAATAGAAGGTCTACGAAGAGTTGCTGTAAAAATAAATACAATGGGAATTATATACCCCGGAGATAAAAATTTATCAGGTTAATAGTTTTTTTAATTTAAAATATTTATAATAAAATGTATTTCCCACCTTCTCAAATTCAAACTAATTTATATACTAAAGGAACAGAATTGGCTGATGCTATTACTAATAAGCCTTATATAGGATATTATTTTATGTCATCAGATGGAAGAAAATTTACAGGAAAAAACCCTAATGTTAAACCTTCAAAAGAATTATTTAGTATAACCCCGTCTTCTAATAAAGACGTAGAAGGTTTAGAGCCTGGGGCATTAAATCCAACTACTAATAATTATGATTTACCTCCAATTTATGTTGAAAAAAATGTATTAGGTATTGGTAGTCGATCAACACCACCTCAAAACCCAACACAAATTTTCCCAATTCCCTCTGAAAATAATTATAAGTTAGGTGAATTTCAAAGATATTTTTGTAAAAGATATTCAAGTCCTTTGTATGTTGAAGTAAATTTAAAACAATTTAGAAAATTTAGAGATCAAATCCAAGATGTTAATTTTAGAAAATATTTTACATTTCAAATTCCTTGGATTATAACTGGTGTAAAAAGTAAAGTAGAAGATATTAATAAAAAAACTATTGAAAGAATAGAATCTCAGTATAAAATATCAGGTTTTAAATCCTATTTTAGAAAAAAATACGATCAATATTTTAGATATACACCAGGTGAAAATTTAAAAACTGATGGTACAGAATTTATAATCGAAAAAACAGGTAGAAGATATAGAGGACTTTACCATATCCACCCAGATAAAGGTCCTATGGTAGGAGCACAGCATGTTTCTACACCTCATAATTATTTACTTCCAATTAGTGGGTCTACTAATCAAGAAACCAAATCTAAAGCAATATCTAGAACAAATACCATAAGAAGTGAAGGATATAGTGGCGGGTACTAAATAATTTCGTATATTAGGGATTAAAATAAGGTTATATGTACTGGCTTGTAGAAAACGAGGAACAGTTAAATGTTTTAATAAATAGTGGTTATAAAAAGGCTTTCATTGAGGTAATACCTTATAATGATATTATACACCCCGCACAAAATCATGTAAGTTTAGTGTATATTAGACCGATTGAAGCAAGTAAAGGCTTTATGGTATGTGTAACACATAGTGAAGCTTTAAATGCGTTAGATGCGCGTATAAACGATATTTTAAATAAGTTTGAAATATTATATTGTCGCGATAAGAAAGAAATATTACATTATTTTCCTTTAAAAGCTCTTTATGACATAACACCACCCCCTACTACATATATACGACCTACAACACCTACACATGATTTATTTTATAGACAACACAAAGATAATCCAGAGTTAAACCTAATTATACCGATTGTTAAACACTATGAATTGTGCGAAACGATTTTTAGAGATCTAAAAACAAATATTAACATAGAAAAAACAAAATATGATGAATTCTTTAACAGTAAAGTATCAGTGGTATTCAACGCCATCGAGAGAAGTGGAATACGAATACACAAACCCACTTTCGAAAAGTACTTCCATCCCGTTAATAGTGAATACGTCTACACTCAGTTCAACTTAAGAACTACAACAACAAGACCATCAAATAAATTTAAAAATGTAAATTATGCAGCACTTAATAAAGAAAATGGATGTAGAAAAAGTTTTATACCGCGCAACAATAGGTTTGTGGAAATTGATATTAGTGCTTACCATCCTAGTTTGGTTGCTAGTCTCGTTAATTATAATTTCCCCACTAGTGATATACATGCTCATTTCGCATCGTTATATAATGTGGAATATAAGAAATCGAAAGAACTTACTTTCAAACAACTTTACGGAGGGGTATTCGAAAATTATAAAGGGTTGGAATTCTTTAAAAAAGTGGAGAAATACGTAGGAGAACTTTGGGATAAGTTCCAAAGCGATGGGTTCGTAGAATGTAAAATTTCTGGATATAGATATGAAAAGAAAACATTAAATAATATGAACCCACAAAAGTTATTTAATTATATTTTACAAAATATGGAAACTTCAACTAATGTTTTGGTATTATGGGATATATTTAGTATATTAAAAAAATATAAAACAAAACTAGTATTATATACATATGATTCATTTTTATTAGATTATTATGAAGAAGATAAAGATGTATTAGATGTAATTAGAAAAATATTTAAAAAATATAAATTAAACATAAAAGAAATAGAAGGATATGACTACAATTTTACAGGATAAAGCTAATATGTATAATACAGATTATGATGTGTTAACATCATTTCAAAATATAGGAGATTTGAATAACAAATTATTTTGTACTTTTACTGATTTAGATGGATTAGAAGATTTAATATCTGAGATCAAATCTAAATATGACATCATATACAATAAACTTTTTGTATTAGAAATTATTGGTAAAGATGAATTTGTTATAACATATAATGTTGATCAAACAAATCTTAGTTCTATCCCAGATAATACTATTTTAGTACATAGAAAAAAAGAATCAAATACATTATATACTATTAATGCTTTAAATGAATTAATAAAAAAATTAAATGGAGGGGTTGTTGATACTAAATATCAAGTAGATTGGCAACATTATAGAAATTGTATATTACTAACCCAACATAATGAACTAAATCAGTTAAATACTAAAATACATAAAATAATAGTTATAGAGTAAAAATAAGTTATGAAAATTTGGGTAAATGGTTGTTTCGATATTCTTCACAGAGGACATTTTGAATTATTTAATTATGCTAAATCATTAGGCGATATATTAATCGTTGGAGTAGATTCTGATAAAAAAATTGCTAAAGATAAAGGTAAAAATAGACCATATAATAATTTAGAAGATAGAGTTTATGCATTAGAAAGTTTAAGAGCTATAGATAAAGTAATGGTTTTTGATAATAAAGAACATTTAGAAAGGTTAGTGTCTTTTGTTTCCCCGGATATTATGGTAGTAGGAAGTGATTGGAAAGGTAAAGAAATAGTAGGAGGAAAATATGCTAAAGAAATTATATATTTTAACCGTATTGGAGATTATTCCACAACAGATATTTTAACTAATGAGAGAAAGTAAGTTATATCCTAATAAACAAAAAAAAGCTTTTGTAGACATTGATGAAACAATATGTTTTTATGCAAGTAAAAGAATATATGAAAAAGCAATCCCCAGCGTTGATAATATAGCAAAAATAAATAAACTTAAAAAAGAAGGATGGCATATAACTTATTATACAGCTAGAGGAGGTTTTAGTAAAATAGATTATACCGAATTAACTACAAAACAATTAAATAAATGGGGATGTCTTTTTGATGATCTTGTGGTTGGGTATAAAGAAGATATTACATTACCTACTAAACCATCATTCGATTTAATTATAGATGATAAAGCTAGAAGAATAGAAGAATTATGATAGTAACACCTAAAATAGTAAAAAAAGGATGGGGTAAAGAAATTTGGATCCATAATGATGAGGAATACTGTGGTAAAATTTTAAGATTTGATACCGCAGGAAATAAATTTTCTCTTCATTATCATATTAAGAAAAAAGAATCATGGTATGTAAATAATGGGGTTTTTAAATATACTTGGATCGATACTGAAAAAGGAGAAGAATATAGTAAAGTTATAGAAGAAGGAACTTGTTTAACTATAGAAAGAGGACAAATCCACCAATTAGAAGCTTTATTAGATAACTCAGAAATATTTGAAGTATCTACACAACATTTTGATGAAGATAGTTATAGAATTAGAACGGGAAATAAATTATGAAAATATTAATTATAGGAGATAGTTGTATAGATAAATTTATATATGGGGAATGTAATAGAATTTGCCCAGAAGCTCCAGTTCCTGTTTTTAATCCAATTAAGTCTACTACTAATGGTGGTATGGCAAAAAATGTTTTTAATAATTTAAAAAGTTTAAGTTCTAATTTAAATATAGATTTTATATCAAATTCAAATTTAATTACTAAAACTAGGTTAGTTGATATTAAAACTAATCAAATGTTATTAAGAATAGATGACAATGATACATGCCCTGGGTTTACAGGTTTAGATAAGTTAGAGGATTATAATGCAGTTATTATTAGTGATTATAATAAGGGTTTTTTAAATAAAAATGATATTAAATTTTTAATTAATAAATATCCACTTTCGTTTATTGACTCTAAAAAAACGTTTGGTAAATGGATTAATAAAGCTTCATTTATAAAAATTAATGAATCTGAATATAATAAAAATAAAGAAAATTTAATTGATTATAAAGGACAATTAATTGTTACTTTAGGAGAAAAAGGAGTTAAATGGAATAATTTATTATACCCTCCATCTAGGCAAGCAGAAGTATCCGATTTGTCAGGAGCAGGTGATACATTTTTTGCAAGTTTTATTTATAAATATCTTAAAACTGAATCAATATCTTCGAGTATTAATTTTGCACAAGATTGTGCTTTAGAAGTAGTAGAAAAAAAAGGCGTAGTAATAGTTAAAAATGATTTGGATACTTAGTTACTATTTCGTATATTGTGCGCACATTAATAAAAGTTATAATTAAAATTAGTTACATTTATGGATTTATCAAAACTTAAACAGAAATTGGATACCCTCCAATCAAAACCACAGGGTGGTCAAAAGACCGATTACACAACAATTTTTTGGAGACCTACAGTAGGTAAACAACAAATTAGAATTGTACCATCAGCGTATGATTCATCTAACCCATTTACAGAACTTAAGTTCTATTATGGTATTACAAATAAAGTTATGATTTCACCTTTAAATTTTGGTGAAAAAGACCCAATTTCTCTATTTGCTGGGAAGCTACGTGAAGGAGAGTATAACAAAGAAAATTATGTACTAGCTAAAAAATTAGATGCTAAAAACCGTATTTTTGTTCCTGTAGTAGTACGTGGAGAAGAAGATAAAGGTGTTAGATTATGGCAATTTGGTAAGTTAGTATATGAAGAATTATTAGCTCTTGCTGTTGATGATGAAATTGGAGATTATACTGATATTGTAGGTGGTAGAGATCTTACAGTAGAAACAGTAGGACCAGAAGCAACTGGTACTCCTTATAATAAATCATCAGTACGTGTTAGATTAAAAACGTCTGCACTTAGTGAAGATGCTTCATTAGTAGAAAAATGGGGTAATGATCAACCTAACCCTAAGGAATTATTTAAAAGGTTCACATTTGATGAAATGAAATCAGCATTAGAACAGTGGCTATCACCAGAAGAAGATGATTCAGAAGAGGTGGTTACAACACCAGTTGCTACCCAACCTTCTACTAGTTTTAGCTTAGATACTTCAAAAGCTAAACAAAGTAAAGTAGATCAATTTGATTCTTTATTTGATAGTAAGGATAGTGGTAATAAAGTTGATGATCTACCTTTCTAAATATGGCGAAAAAAATATCAAAGTCTCTTTCGGCAGCAGTGTCTGCCGAAATTAAGAGCAAATTTGATCTAAATAAATTTAAATCATCCAAAGGTTTAGATAAAAACGTCAAATTTAAGGAACAAAAATGGATACCACTATCCCCAGCTTTTCAAGCAATCGCAGGAGTACCTGGTATACCAATGGGACACATTTCATTACTTAGAGGACATTCAGATACAGGTAAAACTACAGCACTATTAGAAGCAGCGGTTTCATCACAAAATATGGGTCAACTTCCTGTATTTATTATTACTGAAATGAAATGGAATTGGGAACATGCAGCTCAAATGGGTTTAAAAGTTAAACTTATTAAAGATGATGAAGGTAATGTTATTGACTATGAAGGAAACTTTATTTATGTTGATAGAGAAACTTTACATACAATTGAAGACGTAGCAGCATTTATAATGGATTTACAAAATGAACAGAAAAAAGGTAATTTACCTTATGATCTAACATTTTTCTGGGATTCTATTGGTTCTATCCCTTGTGCAATGTCAGTTGAAAAGTTAAAAAATAACAATGAATGGAATGCAGGAGCAATGTCAACACAATTTGGTAATACAGTTAACCAAAGTATTGTAATGTCTCGTAAAGAATCTTCACCTTATACTAATACATTAATTGCAGTTAATAAAGTTTGGACAGCAAAAGCAGAATCACCTATGGGTCAACCAAAAATGATGAACAAAGGTGGAATGGCAATGTGGTATGATGCTACATTTGTAGTTACATTTGGAAACATTTCAAATGCTGGTACATCAAAAATTAAAGCAATTAAAGGTGGTATGCAAGTAGAATGGGGTAAAAGAACAAATTTACAGATCGATAAAAACCACGTTAATGGTATGCAATCAAGAGGTAAAATTGTTATGACAAACCATGGTTTTATACAAGATACAGATAAAGATAAAAATGCTTATAAAAAAGAGCATGCCGATGAATGGTCTAAAATCCTAGGAGGAGGAACATTTAAGATTGTAGAAGATGAACAAGATGTAACACCTGTACTTTACGACGTACAAGACTTATAAACTAAAACATGAAGCATAAAGAATTATTTAGCCTGCTGGACAGTGTTCAGGAGGATCAGGAAGAGACTATACAAAAAAAACATGATAGAGTACTAATTTTAGATGGTTTAAATCTATTTTTTAGAAACTTTGCTATGATGAATATGGTTAATCCTGATGGAGTTCACATTGGTGGGTTAGGTGGGTTCTTCCGTTCTTTAGGTGCTATGATTAGACAAACTAATCCAACTTCTGTTTATGTGGTATTCGATGGAGCGGGTTCAACTACCAACCGAAAGAATCTGCTCTCCGAATACAAAGGAACAAGAAATTTACAACGAATTACAAATTGGGAAGCATTTGATAATATTGAGGAAGAACATGACTCAAAAATTGACCAAATAGTGCGTATAATTCAATATTTAAAGCTATTACCTGTTAAAACCACCATACTCGATAAAGTTGAAGCTGATGACATTATAGCCGTGTTAGCTGAAAAACTAGTAAAAAAACATAATTCAACTTGTTTTATAGTATCTAGTGATAAAGATTTCCTACAGTTAGTAACTGATAAAATTATTGTATATAGACCAATGGAAAAAGAGTATTATACTCCAAAGGTTGTAGAAGAAAAAATTGGTGTATTACCTTCAAATTTTATTTTACATAAAACACTATTAGGAGATAATTCAGATAATATTAAAGGTATTAAAGGTTTAGGTGCTAAGGGCATATTTAAAAAATTCCCGGAATTAAAAACAGAAGAATTAACACTTCAAGATATTTTCGATATATCTGCTAGGAAATTTAAAGAACACGTTGTATATTCACGCATAGTTCAGGAACAAGATAGAATTGAAACTAATTATAAGGTTA